TCAGCTCCCGGACGGCACCTGGATGGAAGGGCCGCTCCTCGGGCAGCAGATGCCGCGCTTCTACAGCATCCCGCCGCGTCACGAGACGCAGGTGGACGGCTGTGTCATGTGCAAGATCGAGGCCGAAGAGGAACGGCATACTCACGGCTGCGGCGACCACATAGCGGAAGACTGCCTGGCGTGGGCAGAGGGTTTCGGGTACGAACTGGACCCGTGGCAGAAGTGGTGCCTGCGGCACATGCTCGGCCGTCATCCCAATGGCCAGTGGGCCAGTCCTGACGTGGTACTGATCATCAGCCGCCAGAACGGCAAGGGCACCATCCTGGAAGTACGCGAGCTGTTCGGGCTGTTCGTACTCCAGGAAGAGCTGATCATCCACACGTCCCACCAGCTCAAGACTTCCCTGACTCACCTGTCCCGGCTTCAGAACACGCTGATGGAGTACCCGGCGCTGAGGAACCGCGTCTCGAACATCAGGACCGGCAACGGCAAGGAAGCCATCATCCTGAAGCCACGGAAGACGCTGATCTTCGGCCCCGGTGGCAGGGAAATCCTCCGTTACCGCAGTTCCAAGCTGGAATTCCACGCCCGCAGCGGTGCCGCGACTTCCCGAGGTTTCACCTGTGACTGCCTGGTGTACGACGAGTCGATGATCCTGACCGACGAGCAGGTCGGTGCCTCGATGCCAACCATGTCCGCCGTGGAGAACCCGCAGATCATCTACGCGGCGTCGGCCGGCCTGGAAGACGGCACCGTGTCTACGCAGCTCGCTACCATGCGCGGCAACATGCGCAAGAAGCGGCCGGGTATCTTCGGTGCCGAGTGGTCTGCCGACCCTCATGACGAGAGCTGCCCGAGAGACGAGAAGACGGGCCGCGAGACCAACTATTTCATCGTGTGCGACAAGCACGACGACCGTGACGACCCGCGTACCTGGGCCAAGGCCAACCCGGCGATGGGTTACCGTATCAGCCCCGGATTTACCCGGCGTGAGCTGGACAACATGCCGCCTAAGAAGTTCGACATCGAGCGGCTGGCCATAGGCAACTGGCCGAGCGAGGACGAGCCCTGGGAGACCATCTCCAAGCCTGCCTGGAAGATCCTCACCAACGAAGACCCCGGTTTCCCGACTCCGCCCATGGTGCTGTCGTTCGACGTGTCCGAGGACGGCAAGTCGGCTACGGTCATGGGCGCGTGGGAGCACAAGCAGGGCCAGCGCACCGTGATCGAGATGCCGAAAGACGGCCACCGCCAGGGAACATCCTGGGTAATCGACTTTGTTGACTCTAAGTACAAGAAGCGCCGCCCGCTGGCTATCGCCGTGCCGAAGTCAGGGCCTGCCGCCGGCTTGCTGGACGATGCACTCAAGAAGTGGGGAGACCGCGTGTACCCTGTAGGGCCAGGTGAGGAGGCTGCCGCGTTCGCATTCCTGATGCAGTGCGTCAAGGACAAGCAGCTCTGGCACTTCGGTGAGGAACTGGCACCTACGCTCTGGCGCTCTGTGGGCCGGGCAGGGACTAGAGTGGTTGGCGACGGGGGCAAGGCGTGGTGCAGGCGCGATGCCGAAGAGGACATCAGCCCTATCACGGCGGCCACTCTCGCCGCGTACGTCCTGAACAAGAAGCGCAGGTCGTACGATCTCTCCAACACGATCGCCTAGGAGATAATCCTGATGCTCGACACTGCCAACTACATCAACCACATCGCCATCGTCGCGGATTCCTCGACCTCGATGAAAGACCTGGCGAGCAGCGTGGTCAAGGTCACTGACAACACCATCGCGCACCTGGCTGACCGCTCCAGGGTTCATGACCAGGAGACACGCATCACGTTCTACACATTCTCCAGTCGTGGCCGCGAGAAGTGCCTGTTCTACGACAAGGACGTGCTGCGCATGCCGTCCATCCAGGGCCTGTACCGCCCGAGCGGCATGACCGCGCTCATGGACGCGACGCATCTGGCGATCGGTGACCTCAAGCAGACGGCTCAGCTCTACGGCGAGCACGCGTTCCTGATCTACGTTGTCAGCGACGGGTACGAGAACGACAGCAAGAAGAAGGACCCGCTGCTCTTGGCGCGCGTTATTGACGACCTGCCTGACAACTGGACCCTCGCCGCGTTCGCGCCTGATGCGCAGGCCGTCTTCGCCCTCAAGCAGTGCGGCTTCCCCAAGGACAACGTATCCGTCTGGGACACCACCTCCGTGGCGGGCGTCGAAGATGTCGGGGCGACCATGCGGGCGGCTACCGAGACCTTCATGGAAGGCCGCAAGCTCGGTATCCGGGGCTACAACACCAAGACCGCGCAGACGGTTACCCGTGGCGGCCGGGGCCTGTTCCAGATGCGGGACTTCAAGGCGGCTGACGTGGCAGGAGCGGCTACTCCCATGACCAGGGGGAGCTACTTCTTTCTCGATGTGCTGGGCAGCCCTGCTGATCGCTTCCGCATTGACGAGTTCGTGGCGGCTGCCACCGGCAAGCCCTACCAGCTCGGCCGCTCGTACTACCAGTTCATGAAGCCGGAGAACATCCAGCCGCAGAAGGCCATCGCCGTCGAACTGGGCGGCGATGTGTACACCGGCCCTGCTGCGCGCTCGGTTCTCGGCCTCCCGTCTGATCACTCAGTAAGGGTGCGTCCGGACGAGAAGCCAGGCTGCACTATCTTCGTGCAGTCCACTTCGTACAACCGCAACCTGGTCGGCGGCACGCGCGTCCTTGTACTGCGGTAACATCAGTCGCATCAGACGGAGCCCCCGCTGGCAGTACACCGGCTCTGGGGACTGAGGTGGGCCGCGCAAACGTCGTGCTCCCGACTGGGGTCGAACCCCGGCCCGCCACCAAACTTCAGGAGTTTGCATGAGCAGCGAAGCGGTCTGGTACGAGATCGGCCGCGCCGGGCTGAGCAAGGAAGAGGGACGTAAGCTCCTGTCGGAGTGCGTAGACGACGCGAACAAGCAGCACTCGATGGGCGCTGAGGGCAGGCGCACACTGCCTACCGGCGCGGTGGTCGTGTACAACGGGGGCATCGACGGCTGGGATGCCAGGTACTACGTAGAAAACGAGTGATCATGTCCTTCAACAACATCAGCGGTGTCGAGCACGCGAGAAACCAGGAGTACGTGCACCGCATCAACGTCGATAAGGGCTGGTACGACCAGCCGGTCTCGTTCCTGGAGGCCATGGCGCTCCTGATGACCGAGGTCGTGGAAGTCAGCGACGCGTACCAGGCAGACGGCCTCCTCGGCGGCTGGCAGGCACGTCCCCAGATGACCAGCGAATTCGCGGACTGCTACATCCGCCTGGTGGACGACGCGAGCCGGTTCAACGTGGACCTGGGCGTCGTCGTGGACATCTACAGGCACAGCTACGAGCAGCGCAAGGCCGGGTCATTCGACGGCGTGTGCATGCAGCTCATACGGCGCATCAGGGATGCTGTCGAAGCATGGCGTACTGAAGGCCAGGAGCCAGACGGCACGGTCGGGTCGGACACACGCAAGCACCTCGCGTACTTCTTCCTCCAGCTCCAGGACACCTGCGACGAGTTCGGCGTGGACATCATGAACGCGTTCAACCTGAAAATGTCCGTCAACGAGGCAAGACCTTACCGGCACGGCGGCAAGCACGCATAGGAGAAAATCATGCTCAGCAACCAGGACTTGGTGCAGGTCATCTCAGACCTGTCGTACAAGCCCGGCTGGGAATTCCGTTCGAAGTTCTGGCCAAGCGCTGGAGTTCTCAGCCTGGAGATCATCGGCCGGGTACAGCACTCCGCAACCTTGGAGCCAGTTAAGTTCGCGATGGCACGGGTAGTCCCGCCTTGCGCCAAGGTTCACGAGGCAGCGTTCCTCGGCTGGTGGAAGACCCTGCTGGTCGAGGCCGAGATGCACGAGCTGCGCGAGTTCGCCAGGTACCGGGGCGACCTGATAGACAATCCGCACGCCGTGCTGGCGGTAGACGCATGAAGCTGGTCATCGAAGTCGAAGACGACACGGAGGCAGCCGTGCAACTGGTGTCGTGGATTCGCGGCCGGCGGCTGTCTTCTGAAGGTGAAATGGTACGGATCGGCCGCACCCAGCGAGACACCATTTTCGCTTCCCGCATCCTCAACTTGTCTGTGGAGTTCGGGACATAAGCGTAACCTGTCTGTATGACCGAGATCATGCAGCGGGCCACTGAACTGGCCGAGAAGAACACGCCGGGCGTAGCGTTTGCCGGTATCGGCATTTTCCTGGAGAACATGTTTCTCGGGGTATTCAAGCTGATCGGACTGATCCTCGGCCGCACGTGGTTCCACGGTTCCCAGCTTTTCTACGCGGCGGGACTTGCCTTTGCCGATGGCTACCGGAGTGGTACGCGGGTGGCCAGGGTACCTCAGCAGCCGTCTATGCCTCCGTATCCAGGCCAGCCTGATCTGATGGACGACGACCGCATTATCGATCAGCGCACCACCCCGTTTGGTGTGCCTTACGGCCCGAACGTCCAGGCATACAGCGAGCGTGCCTAGATCTA